AGGACCGCACCTGACATAATGCCCATGATGTAAACATGGCTGCCTAAACTGCGGGCCCACAACGTCTTCCCTAAACGGCTAGGTCCGTATAGAACCAGACTTTTCTTTCTCCCTGCTTAGTCAGCACATATCCACAACCCCTAGTATAGATGTGGAAAGAAAAGCGACCTCGAGAGGAGGATGGGGGGGACCGGAGCCTTAGCGACCCGCGGGACGCGGCGCACCCCCCTCCGGATCGACGGTCAAGACTCACCTACTGTATCATCTCCAAGAGACTCTCTTCTCCATCCAGCCAAGTCAGGTACCATTCCAAGGTCAAACATGACGTCATCGGGACCCACATAGGGTTCTCTGTCTTCGGCGTAGTATCGATCGGCGTATCCGAGGATTTCCTGATGTCGGAGGACGAAAGACTTTGGGTCCAATTCTCGTACAAGTCGGAGAAACTCTTCCCGGTCTTCTGCGCCGACAATTTGGCTCCACTTATTCGAAGTTTGAGGAAGTCCACCTGAGCCCGGCCTTGCCAACCCCCCTGCAACAACGTTTCCATCCTTGATTGCATAATCGTAACCGAATTCTGCACGACCTCGAGATGATACAATGTTCGGGTGGCGGCCATCGACATCAAAAACACCAGATCTTCGTGATTGGTATTTTCTCCCGAAATCGCAGAAAACATGGAGGTGAGTACCTTCATCAGCGTGATCTTCTCTTCCAATGATACACTCAGCACCAAGAGCTGAGATATGGTCGAGAACGGCCCACTCAGATAGATCGCCAGATTGTGCATACGTGAGGAGGACATATCGAGAATTGATGTAGAAAACAGGCATGTGACTGTAACCCAAGAGGACCCTGGGCAAACTAATATTATAGCCCAGGGTACGGGTACACCTCACGTATAAATACCCGTACTCTACCCCTCACTCACGTAAGCATGACACGTCACAATGGCTTACTCTCGCCGATCAACACGCCGCCGCGTCCGTGCTCCTGTACGCCGCCGACGGGCCCCTACATACAAGCGCCGCTTACCCCGCCGTGCTCCCCGACGGAAAATGACCCGCCGAACCGTGCTCAACGTCACGTCGAAGAAAAAGCGGGACAAGATGGCCACGTACACCTACCAACAAGCGCAGTCATCGACTAGCACTACTATTCCTCCTCCGCTCCGTCAGGTCGCCAACCTAATTGGAGGAACCTCCTCCTCTGAGCCTTATGTGTTCCCTTGGATCGCGACAGCTAGGACCAACGAGAAATTCACCGGTCAGAATGGCGCCCCGGAGGATGAGGCCACCCGAAGTGCACGCGACTGTTATATGATTGGGCTCTCTGAGCGCATCACGATTCAGACGTCAAGTTCTGTTCCATGGCAATGGCGGCGCATATGCTTTACGCTAAAGGGCTCTCAGCTCATCAATAGCGCTGCTGCCGGCGCGTACTATACTGGCGTAACATCAAATGGATGGACCAGGCACGTCCGGCCCCTTGGCACCTCGGGACTCGGCAAATCCGGTCTTTATGATGTCATATTCAAAGGAACTGGCCCATCTGATTGGATCAACCCAATGATCGCTCAGCTTGATGACAGTACTATTACTGTCAAATACGACAAGACATGCACTCTCGCTTCCGGTAACCAAACCGGGCGATTTTATAACAAGCAAATCTGGCATCCAATGCGCAAGACACTTGTGTATAACGACGACCAAGTCGGTGGTGACACTCTTGAGTCAGTCAACAGCACCCAAGGACGCCGAGGTATGGGAGATTATTATGTAATCGACTTTTTTAGAAGTCATGGATCATCGACTTCAACAGATGTATTGTCTCTCGACTACGAGTCTACTCTGTATTGGCACGAAAGATAGGCTCTCGCAATTCAACGAATGTACAGTTGGCTTCTAGCCAATCAATATCCTCGCATATCAAATCAACCCTCCCCTTTGCCGTGTGATCCGTGATGTCAGCCCTAAGCTGGTCCCTTGGATCAGAATTGGCTAACCAGATGCACGGCCTACCCCACTTAACTTGGACCGGATCTCGGTACAGCTTTTTAACCGAAACCACAGCCTGGCCCCCCAGCCACTCTTTCCATGAAGGGAACATAGCAATGCCTCCACGCATATCATCGAACACAGCATATTCCGCGTCTGGCATATCGCGGAGGAGGACCGCACCTGACATAATGCCCATGATGTAAACATGGCTGCCTAAACTGCGGGCCCACAACGTCTTCCCTAAACGGCTAGGTCCGTATAGAACCAGACTTTTCTTTCTCCCTGCTTAGT